ACACTTTTTTTATATAATATATACTTTAGAAAACTAAAAAATTAATTTTTGTCATTATGAAGAATCTCAAAATGGAGTTGTTCAATTATAGAAAGTCACTTTCTGTTGATCAGATGGAAATATCAACAATTCTTGAAGGTCATATGAATGCGTGTAATGAACTATCTGAAAAAGTAGTCATTAATTCGTTAAATGAGAAGTTAAAACCATTTACTTACGATAGATCTGTTAAGGCTTTGGTTGAGTCATTAACCGATGATATGAACCAGTACCAATTATTATATGAATTAAAACATTTATATAATGTATTGGATAGTAAAAATCAAGGTCAACTTTATAGACAACCAATTAATGTCTTATTACAGACAATTAATTTGGACACTGACCAAGATAGAATGTCTAAAATTCTTAACGAACTTGCTGTTTATGACTGGGTTCCAGAGATTAAATTATTTGTACACAACTTGACTAAGAGTCCTGAGCAAAGAACAAACCTTCTTTCAGGTGGAAACTCTGAATCTGTTTATACAATCGTAGAGCAAGTTGAGGATGAATATCTTTGCTTAGTTAAAGATTCTTGGTTTCTCCTTACCGATGACAACATTGAGAAGACTCTTCTAGAAAGTAATGTTAGTGATACAGAAAAACTTAAGACTTTAAGAAATCTTGAGATTGGTATGAGATTTGCTTCTCTAAATGATGATAAAATCAATTTTAGAATCTCTGAAAATTTAACAATCGGATTATCTGTAAATAAGAAAGGTGTAATTTATATTAATGATGATGAAATGAATAAAGAAACAACTCTTGAGAGTTTATTTTCTTCTCCAATCATCCCTATCGTTAATAAGAATTTTTATCCAATTCTTCTTGAGACTTCACACAATCTTAATAAGTTTGTTGAGATGGATGTTGTTAAGAGAGTATCAAATCTTGTTAATCCACATCTTGAAGTATTTGCATTCAATTATAAAAATGCAATCTATCTTTATAGATGTGACCAAAGATACGGAAATTCCTTCTTCAAGTATGAATCAGCAATGGAGTTAGTTAATGAAGTTAGAAATGAACTTAATTTTGACTTAACTTATTTCTACGAAAACAATCTTGAGAAAGAAGTTGTAACTAAGAGAAAACTCGAAGATAAAGAAAGAGAGATCACTCTTAAACTTGAAGATGTTCAATTGAATATTGAAAAAGTTCAAGGTTCAATGCAAATGCTTGGTGAATCAAATTCGTTACAAGTAGCACTTGGTAACTTAGCTAAGAGAAAAGACCAATTAGAAAAAGACCTTCTTTCTGTAAGAGAATTACAATACAGAGAAAGAGAAAAAGAAAGACTTGTATAATTAAATAAAAACCTCCTTTTAGGAGGTTTTTTTATTTTAAACTAAATTATTCTTTATCATATAACATGAAAGGAATTAATTAAGAATTAAATTCTTAAAAAATAATTTCATTTTATGTACCTTCAGAACAAAGATTTATATGTAGAGATAATTATATCTAAAGCCCAAGGCAAGTTGACGAGAAATTCAAAATTGATGTTAGAAACACTCGCTAAAAGAACTATCAAAAAAATGAGATATTATAGTAATGATGATAGAATGGATTGTTATCAGTCGGGATTACTAGATATGTTCTCTAATTGGTATAATTTCAATGAAGAGAAATCTGATAATGCTTTTGCTTACTTTACAGAAATCTTCAAAAGAGGACTTGCAAAAGGGTTTAACGAGCTTTATAAGAAAAAGGGAGATAATGACCACCAGATTAGATTAATCTCAATAGAGTCATCTAACGATGGGATGGGGCTACACTCTATCTGAGATATATTCTTACTTCAAAAAAATTATTGGAATTACTAAATAGATACTCCAAAATCCAAATTTTTTATATACATTTGTATGAACAAAAAAAGAAAATATGGTAACAAGAGTAGCTCCAAGTCCAACAGGAATATTTCACCTAGGTACACTCCGTACCGCGTTGTTGAACTATTTAATGTCACGCGCAAATAATGGTAAGTTTATTTTGAGAATTGATGACACAGATCAAGATCGAAATAAAACAGAATATATTGACTATATCTATGATCAAATGAAACAATTTGGTTTGGATTATGATCTAACATTTAGGCAGTCTGATAGATTAGATCGATATAAAGAAGTTGCTCAGAAGATTGGTGATTTCATCGATGGTCGATATGAAATTGATATGGGCTTATATAAGATGGTAATCCTAAGAGAAAACGGATATCCAACATATAACTTTTGCTCAATTTTGGACGATTATGATTATGACGTTACCAATATTGTTAGGGGTGTTGATCATATTGCAAACTTAGATAAGCAAAAATTTATCTGGGATAAAATATGTGAAGTGTGTGGGTATAAGAATTTCCCAGATGTAACACATGCTGGATTGTTATTTGAAGGATCTAATAAATTGTCGAAAAGAAGTGGAAATGGCACCACATCAGACTATGCTGATTTTAACTCAAATGCTATTCTTAACTGGTTGATTAAGTTTGGTTGGGCTCACCCAGACCCAAATTTTGACAAACACCACCCAACAATGTGTATGCAGGAAATGGTCAACCTATTCAACGAAGGGAATATTTCAAACAGAAATTGTAAAATTGACAAGAATAAGCTTCTTTTTCTGAACAAAGTCTGGAACAAAAAGGATTTAAATAAAAATAAAATAAATACTTTTTAAAAAAAGTATTATATTTGTATCAGGAAAATAAACAAATCAAATATATAGAATTATAACAACAATGAAAGTTTTTAACAAAATATCAGCGATAATAGTAGGTGGGGCGGGAACCCGACCTGGATTGGTATTTTTATAAAATTTCAAAGTAAAGAAATATATAAAACCCAGTCCCTAAAAAGTCTGGGTTTTTTGTTTTTAAATAAATGGAGCGGTACCGTTGGAATCTTATACATTCTATACACGTAGTTGGAAAGTTGAAATACGTGGGTTCGAGTCCCACCCGCTCTACAAATAAATAAGCGAGTGTCGTATAACGGTAGTGAAAACGATATTATACCTGGCTTCCACCCAGGGGACGAGGGTTCGATTCCCTCCACTCGCTCACATGCCGGAAGATCCACCATTGTATCATGGTGCCGGATCCAGGGGGTGCATGTCCAAGGCTGGCGAAATGGTTTTGCATACCGTTTGGGGGATTTCGATTATCCTCACCTCCACTAAACTTTTTGAATAGAAATAGATAAAAAGTTTATGTTAACTTTTTTTTATAGTCTTTCTTTACTATTTATATGGGTTGAATACGTTCAATTTAAAAAAAAGGATATATTATATAGTAAGGACTTTCTCCATGTTAATAAATTTCAATTGTTTGTATTCTGTATATCCAAACTTTTGAATATGATATCAATAATAATTGGTTTTTTCACACCGATGCATATTTATTATTTTATACTTTTTGGTATTGAATGCTCTAAATTCCTAACTCTTCTCACTAAGAGTAATAGATTTATAAATATGTATAATTTGATTTCTGTATTTGTCTATGTGATTATATACTTAATCATTTTTGTCCAAGGTGTTGTTCTGTGATTATTATAAATTCAAATCCTTTTCTCTCACAATATTCAATCATATATTTCCACTTACTTAAGTTTTTGTTATACATTTTCAATGCATATTCAAAGTTTTTAAGTTGTTTTGATGTTGGGTTATCTGATAATTTTGGTTCTTTTGTCTCTGATGATGGTTTAACTTCAGCAACCACCTTTGATACTGAACCGTCCTCTCTATGTAATTCATAATAGAAGTCTGGATAGTAGCTATGTTCGCTTGTTTTGAACTCTTGGTGTTCAGATACCCATTCTGTTTTCACATAAGGTATTCTTAGATGTTCGGCCCCCCAAAATTTTATTCCAGAATTATTATCTAAGTAAACCATCATTTTTTGTTCTAATCCAGATCTATAATAAAGACCACCTTGTGTATTTAATTTTATTACTTTATCTTTATTATTTGGGATAAATAATCCTTGTTTATATTTTCCTGATTGTCTCGGAGCACTATTGATCATAATGTTATTCCCTTTTTGGATATATATATTGTATATGGCTGAGTTACTTGAAAGAGTTAAACTATCAAACCTTGTTTATGGTGATGGTATTGTCGAAAATTATAAAAATAATTCTATTTATTTTTATAATAAGTATAGCAAATCGGATGATGAAGTGCAGAGTATTCAAGTTGGTGATATACAAATAGGAAGGTTTTATTTTCTTCATTACAAAGATGACTCAAATTGGGTTAAATATTCACCAGTTTTTACAATAGGATTTAAAAAATTTGAAAATCTTATAATATTAATGGCTATTAATTTTAATTTAATACCGTTAGAGGTAAGGGTTAGTTTTTTTGATAACTTTATATTGGAGGAAGATTTTGAACAAGATAGGGCTTTAAAAGTTGATTTCGACGGTGCTTATAAAGAGTTGATAAAATATGGATTTGAATATGCAATTATGGAATATAATGCTACTCAAATTGTATTAGCTCACAGAATTAATATGTCCGTCGTTCCAAGATTCCTTTATGCTGGACATCCAATAAATATTTATGACCCAAGAAAACTTTATGATATTTGGAAAGTAAAACTAAATACAAAATATCAAAGGGATCAAGAAATGTCAAAGTCTTTAATAAAAGACTTTTATCAAATATCTGATGATATAAATGAAAACTATAAAATATTGAAAAACCATATTCAGAGACTACAAACTAGTATAAATAAATATGGAAGACCGAGCTAAATTATGTATGTTCGATATTTTAATATATAATTCAAATTTTTATAAATTTAATTAATGGCTGGTACTTATAATCCCTTAAATCAACAAGCTCAAAACACTGGTTATATTTCATCTGCGGTGGAAAATAAGGGCTTATTCAATAGACTTCTTAGAAATTTATCTAATTTTGGTATGAAATATGATGATATGATCATCAGAAATACCGTTGGTGTTGGAATGAATGAGGATCCATATTCTCAGAAAAACAATTCCATGTATGATTTTTTCAGTCAGAAAGCAGTAGCTTCTGTATTGAATAAAAAATCTATCCCATACTTAGATAGGTCTTATGCTGATAAGAGAAGAATTTTAAGAGAATATTCAATTAAGGATGAGTTAAGAGATTTTGTTTCTGCTGTTTGTGATGAATGTATTGATTATAATGATGACCAAGACTTTTGTTCCCCTAAAGCACTTTCAAATGATTATCCACAAGATATTAGAGATAAGTATCAAGAATACTTTGAAAAGATTTATAACAAGTTTGGATTTTCTGATGGTATTACGGCATGGAATATGATGAAGGATTACCTAATCGATGGTTATATTGCTTTGGAAATTGTTTGGGATGATAAGAAGAAAAATATAATCCACTTCAATAGAATGAGACCAGAGACGTTGGTACCTGCTTATGAGCCAGCTATTGGTAACTTGTGGATTCAATTTCCAGAAGATCCTCAATTGAGAAGGATATTCCTTGATTCTCAAATTGTTTTTGTTTCTTATTCAACTCAGGCTGATTATTCGGAAACATCTTATATTGAAGGATTAATAAAACCTTATAATCAACTTAAAATTCTTGAGCAGACAAGAATTATGTTTAACATAATTAATGCTACGATTTATCAGAAATTCACTATTCCAATTAAGGGTCTACCAAGACAACGTGCTGAGGAGCAAATTGGTCAATTAATAGCTGACTATTCAGAAGAGATTGAGTGGGATGACACACTTGGTACGGTTTCTATTAACGGAAAGAAGCACCTACCATATAATAAACAAATATGGTTTCCTGAAGGTGATGCTGGTACACCAGCTATGGAGCTCGTTAGTCCAGAGGGTCATAATCTTAATGAGAATGATATGTTGAGTTGGTTTTTTAATGTTCTTAAAAGAGCATCTAAAATTCCATTCCAAAGATTTGAAAAGGAAAATGGTGGTGGTACAGTATTTGATGATGCTGCATCTATGACAAGAGATGAAGTTAAATTTAATAACTTTATCAATCGTCTTAGAGCTAACTATAAAGAGATTATAGTTAAACCATTGAAACTTCAAATGTGTATGGAGTTTCCAGAATTAAAAGATGATGAGATTTTTTTAAATCAAGTAGATGTAACTTTTTATTCAAATCAACTTTTTGAGGAGTGGAAGAAACTTGGTAATTTAGAGAAGAGAGCTGGATTACTTGGAACTTTATTGGGAATACAAACTGCTGATGGTCAACCATATTTTCATATTGACTATCTTATTGACCACGTAATGAAACTTACGCCTGAGGAAAAAGAAGAGAACAAAGCCTACTGGACTAAGGCTTCTGGTGCTGGAGGTGGTGCTGGACCAGAGGGTGGTGGTATGGAAGGAGCTGAAGGTGGTGGTGAAATGGGTGGTGAAATGGGTGGTGAAATTCCATCGGAGGGTGGTGAGGCTGCCCCTGCTCAGGCACAGGCCCCAGCGGCACAAGCACCAGCTCAGGGTGGTGGAGAAGCAGCGGGTGGTGGAGAAGCCGGTGGTGGGTCAGAGTTTGAATTTTAACCCTTTTTCCTAAAAAGTATTTCTTTTGATTTGGATGGATTATCAACACCAAATTTTTCCATCATTGTTTTTTGAATCTTCGTTCTGATCTCTTTTGATTGGATTGGATACTCTACTCCGAAGTTTTGTTTTAGTGTTGCTTTTCTTTTTGATTCGGAGCATTTTCTACAATAATATTCACCCCATTGATTTCCATATTTAACATAGTTCTTGAATATTACGTCTTTGTGTATTCCACATCCATCACACTTACACTCTATTTTATAGTGACTTCCTGTTGATAGTAGTTCAATTGGTATTTCTAATGTTTCTCCAATCGTAACATCATATCCTAACTCCTCATAATAAGAGTAGTTAGATTCATTAATTTTTATTAGTATTTCTCTAGTTAATATCATGCGGCATTATTATTTATATCATAATCAATATCAAAAGTTTCTAATCTAGGACTACTCTTGGTTGTTGTGCGGTATACTGGTCTGAGAATCATTAGTTCATGATATTCAGAACCATTCAATAGTTCTATATCGGCATAGTATTTATCCTGAGTAATTGATATTGAATGAATAAGGTGTGATACATCCAATATAGACAAATTTTCTCTGAAGTGTGATTGAAAAGTAGCCCCGTATTTTTCAACTGAAATTGGGGATAGTTTTTCAATCAAATGTTCTATTGAATATGATTCATTCAATATATTATCAATAGATAATTCTCTCTTAAACATTTTAGAATTTATAGACAGATATTCTACCAATTCATTTAAAAAATCTTCATTTTTTGGAAAAATTTCAACTTTATGATACATAATATAAAATCTTATATTTTAAGTATTTATAAAGTTCTTTTCTGGTCCATAAAAAATCCTTCTCGAAAAAATAAGGTTTTTTAAGATTGAATATATACGATAAATAAAAATAAATATCTTACATGAAACCAATTCTTATTGTTGAAAACAACACAAACCCTTTAAAGGAGAGTGTTCAGGTTTCTGGTGGCAAGAAAGACTATGTTCTTGGTGGTATATTTACTGAATTCGGTGTTAAAAACCGTAATGAAAGGATTTACACTGCTGAGAAATTTGTTCCTTGTTTACAAGAACTTAACGAGCGTATTAACACAATGGGTGTTGTGTATGGAGAGTTTGACCATCCGGATGTTTTTGATACTTCATTATCAAGAGCATCTCACATTATTAGAAAGGCGACTTATACTAAGGAGTCTAATAGAGTAGATGGTGAAATCAAATTACTTAACACGTATTGGGGGAAGGAAGCTAAATCATTAGTAGATGATGGTTGTCCAGTTTTCGTTTCTTCTAGAGCTGCTGGTATTACCGAATCTGATGGTACAGTTACACTCAAAAAACTTTTTACTTATGATATTGTTGCTGACCCTGGTTTTGCATCAGCTAGAATGAGTTCAATCAATGAATCTTTAGGGTTCAAAAAAGAAACTAACTTTAGGATATATGAAATGTCCGACGAGTCCAAAATAAACGATCTATTCAATATGAACAAGAATGAATTCGTTACCAAACAACAGTTAACAGACTATTCTAAGTATCTCATCAATGAGATTGCTTCTGCGAAAAAGGAAGTTAAATCTGCGGTAAAAACTGGTAACATCTCTCCGAAAAAATTAGAACAACTTCTTGAGTATTACGAAGAACTAAATAAGACAAATTCACAAGTTGTTAAGTATCTTGATTATTTAGCAGAAAGAGTACAAATTGTTGTTAATGAAAACAACTCTTTGAGAAGTACTACCGAGAAGTTAATTTCTCATAATGATTATCTAGCAGAGAATTTAGAAAAAGCAATCAATTATTCTGAATACTTAGCAGAAAATCTTGACAAGAACATTTCTTACTCTGAATATGTTGCTGAGAATCTTGACAAGAACATCGCTTACTCTGAATACTTAGCGGAAAATTTAGATAAGAACATCGCTTACTCTGAATACTTGGCAGAAAATTTAGATAAGAACATTGCTTACTCTGAGTATATTGCTGAAAGTCTTGACAAAGGTATTTCTTATACTGAATATTTAGCTGAGCACCTTGATAACTCAATTGCTTATTCTGAATATTTAGCTGAGCATGTTGAAGGTAACATCGCTTATTCTGAGTATATCGCTGAACATCTTGATGATAACATCGCTTATTCTGAGTATATCGCTGAGAATTTAGATAAAACAGTTTCTTATGCTGGTGTTATTGCTGAAAAAATGAATTCTGGTTCAATTAATGAATCTAAAAATTCTTCTAAAAATGTTCCAACTCTTGAGGAATTTGGATTTGACATGGATCCAATGGGAGAAGAAGAAGAAATGATGGATGAATTTCCATCCGAAGAAGATGAATTTCCATCCGAGGAAGCTCCTGAAGAAATGCATCCACATATGATGGGTTCTGAAGAAGAAGAAATGATGGATGAATTTCCATCCGAAGAAGATGAAGATGAATTTTCATCTGAAGAAGAGGATGAAATTAAACCAACTGAAATTAAATTTGAAAAAAATTCCGATACTGAATTATCAAAGCAAATTGACAAACTTATCTTAGAAGCTACAAAACGCAAAGTTTCTGAAACAAATGAGTTACATTTCTTGAGATTCTTAAATAAGCGTCAAGTAGATAGTTATTATAACTTATCTCAAGACGAACAAGAGCAAGTAAAACTTTACATAAACGAGAAGAGTTACTTTACTGGCACTGATGTTTTAAGAATGATCCAAGAAGCGTTATCAGCTCAAAACGAATCTCTCGAAGAGAGACTTATCAGATTGATGCCCGAAAACATTAAGCCGATCTGGTCCCAATTAAATGAATCTGCTAAGAGATCTGTGATTTCTCAAGCAAGACTTTATCCTGATTTAACAACAGAAGCTAATATTGAGCATTTCTGGATGACTAGAAGTTTGAAGAAAAAAGAACCCACATCCAAAACTCTTGTTACTTCTGAACCATTACTTCAAGAAGATAAATTAGCTGAGAATGACGTAAAATCAATCTTAGAAAGATTCAAAAATCTATAAAAAATCCAGGTCTGAAAAAAGGGAAAAAACTGGGTTTTATATATAGATAATAAAAAAAAACAAAAAACACTATGTCACACATTAGAATTGACAAATCAAAAGCTCTTAAGAAGTGGGCTCCAGTTCTTGAGAATATGGGTGTT